AGCTAAGACTTTTCGGGCATCTTTTTCATTGTTTTCATGCAAGGAAAAAGTCAGATCATAATTGCTAGGCAAGGCATGCTCGAAGCGTTTTACTGTTTTTGTGTAGTCGTAAAACTGAATAGTCGGGTTTTTTTGCATTAAGTCGGTTAAAAGATGCCAAGCGATATCAGTAGTTCCGTTTAGCCTTACGACTGGAATTAAGCCTTGTTTCTTAGCCTTTCGAGCTAAGGCCTTTATTGACTTGTCTAGCGTCTTTTCGTAGCGCTTGCGGTCAAGAAAAAAGGCCAAGGTTTTAATCACCCTAGCTCTGGCCACACTGTAGAAAATCCCGCGTCCTGCAGTATTCAAGCAAGACTCTATGCAGCCTTTTGAAGCTCCTGGGCATGTGTTTATCCCGGCCAATTTTGCAGGCGCTCCGTACCATATCCCAGTAAGATATCCAATCGCGCTACCTTTTGAAGTCTTAGCGTCCGCGTTTACGCTAAGTGCAGAGCGTCCGTAAGCTTTTTCGATATCGTTAAAAGTTATTTCCCTATGCTTCGCCCCGTAGAGCTTGCGCAAGTTATTATTTGCACGTTCTATTAGATTCATTGTTTTGTCCTTTCGTTTTTGAGTCGACATTGACTCACTAAAGCGCTAGCGCGGTACTAGCGCAATAGTCAATCAATTAGCTAGCCTTAACGCAAGGCCTGCCAACGGCCAACATGGTAATTCTTTTAGCAGTATGCATAGGCTCGTGAGTCTTAGCGTTAACGAAGGATTCGAAGCGATAAGGACTATACGTCACAGATTGACCGGGGATTTTATCGTGCATATCCGTCCAGTTTTCCGTCAAAATAGTGTGATGGGACAATTCGCCAACAATCCCGGCGTGTACATTCTTGCGCTTTTCTTTTAGGACTCTTTTCCGTCCAGCTTGGGAGACTTTGAGCTTGCAGTTTTTTAGTTCGACATAATTGGCATACGCAATGACTCGCCCCTTGTTTTCGCCTTGCAAGGCCTTAATGCTCCAAATTTTTTTGTGTAAATTGTAATAAACAAAAACTCTCACTTTGTGTCCTTTCGTCGTATCAAGCGCCATTGCTTGATAACATACAAGCAAAATAACACTAGCGCAGCACTAGTGCAAGATTTTTTTGATTTGTGCTTCGCATTATTTGACCACTTTGGATAGTCACCTAGTCACATTGGAACACCGCGTCAAAGTGCAAAATTTGGGCGTCCAAAATCTCGGCGTTTTCCAGAATCCCCGCGCCCTGATATTAAATATAAGGCCCTTAGACTCTTTTATATGTGCTTTTTATATGAAAGGCCTTGGTTTAAGGTGCGGGAATCACTCGCAAAGTATTATTGTTCAAGGCCCCCTGAACTCGCAAGACCACCGGGGGGTGGGGTTAGTAATATATCGATAAGGTTACCGTCCCGCGGATTCACTAGAAAAAAAAATTAAAAAATAAAAACTAAAAACGCAGTGCGCCAAAAACCGGCTAGTTTTTCATGGCTTTTTGCCTATCTTTGTTTGTAAATGAGGCAATGGCAGAGAATTACGACCCGTTAAACAAGGAAAACCCGAGTAGTTTTTACAACAAGGTTTCCCCACGGTTCCAGGAAGCTTTAGACGGGATCCCCGATGAGTATTTAGTCAAAGATGAATCGGAGTTGGTAGAGGAAATCCGCCCTAATCAGACGGTGAATTGCCTTCGATTCCGACTTTGGGAGGAATATAACAAGGCGATGGACCGCAAGAAGAGCGATGTTCGTATAGCGGCCATTTGCCGGGGTATTTGTGCCACGAATTACTTTTACAAAGCGGTTTTGCGTAACAAAAAGGTGTTGGCCTATCTTCTCGTCCCGCCAAAAGACTACGAGGATGCTGCCAACGAGGCTTTGATGCTTGGTTTGACTCAGGTGCGCCGTATTTTACACTTCCCCCTATGGGACAAGGACGGAAAACCGGATTCGAAGGTTGCCAGACTGCAGTTAGACGTTGTGAAGATGCTTGATAACCGTTTGAGGGGGGCTCCGACCCAAAGAATCGAGCAGAAAACGCTCCAGGCCAATGTTGATATCAGTGAAATCGCCCAAGAGCTGACAATGAAGGATATTGAGGCGAAATTGCGAAAATTGCGCGGGGAAGAGGAAAAAAACGAGTTATTAAACGAGCGTCGGCCTAAGTTGGAAGAGTTTAAGTCCCAGGAGATAGGTTTAGAGGTGGCCAAGCCGCTTGCAGAAGGCAAAAAGCGTGAGTTCTAAAAGTAAAGAGGAGTTAATAGAGGAAATAGCCCTACTTGAGCAGCAGAAGAAGCTGAAAGAGGGATTACCTTTTCTTTACGGGTGGAAGCACTACAAGTGGTCACGAAAATTTTTTGAATCGACCAATTACGAGAATTTTCTCGTTGCGGCTAACCAGATTGGAAAGTCATCTATTCAGATTCGAAAATGTATTCACTGGGCGACGGAGCCGAGTCTTTGGCCCGATTTATGGAATACGGCCCTGCTCGGAACGCCCAATCAATTTTGGTATCTCTACCCGACTCGAGACGTTGCTACGATTGAGTTTAAAACGAAGTGGTCCCTTTTTATGCCGGCCAACGAGTACAAAAACCACCCGCAGTACGGTTGGCATGCGGAATACGACAGAAAGCAGATACAGTCTGTTCATTTTAATTCGGGAGTTTCTGTATATTTTAAGACATACGCTCAGAACGTTATGGATCTACAGACCGGGACGTGTTTTGCAATGTTTTGTGATGAGGAGCTTCCGGTAGATCTTTTACCCGAGCTGCAGGCGCGTCTTAACGCAGCAGACGGCTATTTCCACCTCGTTTTTACAGCGACTCTTGGCCAAGACCATTGGCGGCGAACGATGGAAGAGCAGGGTGGTAAATTGGAAAAGCACAAGGGAGCTTTTAAGCTCAACGTTTCCCTAATGGATTGCAAGGAGTTTGAGGATGGTACGCCTTCCCATTGGTCGGAGAAAAAGATCCAAAGGGCCATTGCTAAATGTCCGACTAAGGCTGAGGTTCAAAGAAGAGTCTACGGGCGGTTTGTTGTTGGCGACGGGCTTAAGTACGCTGCTTTTGACCATGAACGGAACTCCGCCGAAAATCACCCGCTCCCAGCAGGATGGTTGGTTTACACTGGAGTTGATGTGGGAAGCGGAGGGCAGAACGGCCACCCAGCAGCTATTGTCTTTGTTGGCGTCTCACCTGATTACAAACAAGGCCGAGTATTCAAAGCGTGGCGTGGAGACGGAATTGATACCACCCCCTCGGACATCTTGCAGAAATATCGCGAGATGCGGGGAGAGATAAGGCCCGTGGCCCAGTTCTATGATTGGGCGTCAAAGGATTTTTTCAACGTGGCATCCCGGTTAGGCGAGAGCTTTATAAAAGCCGAAAAGAATCATGAGATCGGTGAAGGGATTATGAACACGCTGTTTAGGCNCACGGGATGCTCAAGATTCAGCGTGGAGATGAAGAGCTTGAAAAGCTTATTACTGAGGTTACCTCAATTTTACGCACAACGCCAAAAAATAAATGTGCAGACGATTTGGCGGATGCTTTACGCTACACGGTGACTGGTATTGCTTGGGATTATGCTGCGGTTGAGGACCACATTGATCTTGAAAGTATGTACAAAAAGGCGAAGAATCCTCCTAAGAAAAAAGAGCTGACTCACGAAGAGATAATTAATAAGGAGCGCAATGAGGAACGGAAGCGATGGCTTAGCGGCGGACAAAAAGAGGGGTCCACTGACGAACTCGACGAATGGCAAGCCTTGTATGACGGTTGAAGGGTTTACAAGCAAAGACATTTGCGCGATTATAAAAGAGTGCGCCAAAAGCGGGGTTTCTGTCCTATCTTTGGGCGACATTTACATTGATTTTGGTAAGAAAGCCACGTTGAGCCAAGATCAAGCCCCTGAGAAAGCCAATCAGGTTGAAAGCGTGTTTCCCGCGCCTAGAAACGTTAATTTGGAAGAAGAAATTGCTCAGACAGCGAAGATCCAGGACACATCGGATGCTTTTGAGGAAGAGTTGGCTACGCTCCAGATCTCGGATCCATTTGAGTACGAGGAGTTGATATCTCAGGAGGCCTTGCGTGAACGACGAGAACCAGTCGAAGAAGCAGAAGAAAATAGATGATTTAACGCAAATGATGCGTCAGTCGGAGTCGGCTGACAAGGTTTTGTTTTCCGAGCAGAGGTCGAACATTCTCCTAATTGCCGGGGAGCATTACACCAAGCGTAATTCGAAGTATTGGAATCGGTTGCGTGAGACGCGGCATTTGACGCAAGACCAGAAGCTTCGCTTAACCAAAAACCATATCCAGAAGATACATAAGCTTTATGTGAATGCGATGCTCAATCACGCGCCAGGGGTGCGGATTTTGCCAAATAATGAAAAGGAAAATGCGGATCAGAAGTCTGCGGAGTTGAACAATTCAGTATGGCAGTATGCGGTTTCCCATCACAAGTTAAAAGAAAAGATTGCCCAGTGGGCGGATGATTTCGTCGGTATTGGTGAGGTTTTTTTAAAGCTCACTTGGGATGAGGACAAGGGTGATTTGGTCGGTTACGAGCAGGCGGTGGATGAGAATGGTCAGCCTATGTTTGAGCAGCCGGAGATGCCACAGGGCATGGACCCTATGATGATGCAGCAGGGTATGATGCCGCCGCAGATGATGCAGCCGCAGCCCGTGCCCGATGAGGACAAGCCGGTTTTCAGTGGCGATTTTGAGTTTAAGCGGATCTATGGGTTTAACATTCGCCGGCCTAACGGGGTGCAGAGTCTTGACGATGCGCCGTGGTTGGCTGAAGTGGACATGGTGCCGGTTAAAGAGGTTAAGAGTTGGGTGGAGGACCCTGAATTAAAGCGTAAGATCACTGAGAGTAGTTATGAGAAGTTTTACGTTTTTGACGGGAATATGCATGGCTACGATCAGAAGAAGAACCACACTAAAGTCACCTCCATGTATTACCGTCCGTGTAGAGAATACCCCAACGGCTATTACTACATTTTTACCGATACTCTTATTATTTTTGAAGGCGAGCTACCCTACGGAATTTTCCCAATCGTTTACCAAGGGTTTGATGCGATTCAAACGTCTCCCCGACACAGAAGTATTATTAAACAACTTCGCCCCTATCAGGTTGAAATTAACCGCTGTGCGTCAAAAATCGCTGAACACCAAGTGACGCTTGGCGACGATAAGCTTTTGGTCCAAACGGGAACAAAGATTACGCAGGGGGTCAATTACCCTGGGGTGCGGGCTTTGCAGTACACGGGTCGGGAGCCTATTATTCTCGCCGGCAGGTCCGGGGAGCAGTATGCGGCCTATATGGGAGCGCAGATTCAAGAGATGTACGACGTGGCTAACGTTCCTCAAGAGTTGGCGGAGAAAGCCGGTGGACAGGATGCCTTTGGGGCTTTGTTTAAGAATTTGCGGCAAAAGAAGCAATTTTCGCTGTATGCGGAGAAATTTGAGCGTTTTTTGATAGAAGTTTGCGACTTATACCTTAAATTAGCTAGAAATTATTACGAAGAAGGGCGTCTTGTGCCTATGGTTGGTAAGGCTGAAATGGTCAATATCAACGAATTTAAGAACACTGAGCCTTTAAATTATCAGATTAAATTGGAAGCTCAGGTACAAGATATTGAGACTCAGTATGGAAAACAATTGGTTTTGAACCACGCGCTACAGTATGTTGGGTCGAATTTAGAGAAAAAAGACATTGGAAGATTGATGCGGGCGATGCCTTTTGGCAATTTTGAAGAGGGTTTTGAAGATTTTACAATCGAGTATGATTCGGCTCAGAATCTTCTTTTAGCCTTGGATCGCGGTGAGCAGCCAAAACCTTCGCCCTATGACGATCCGGTTTACATGATCAAAATGCTGGTTAACCGTATGCGGCAACCCGATTTTAAAATGCTGGACCCTCAGATTCAGCAAGTTTACGATCAATACAAGCAAGTATATGAAGCAATTGAAGCAGAACAACAGCGTAAATTATTGGCCGCACAGGCTGACTTTATCCCCAGTGGTGGGCCCAAAGTTAAGGTTGATTTTTACGTTCCCAAGCCCGGTAATCCAGAAAAGAGTGAGCGGGCTGCCCTTCCTGCGGAGGCTGTGAATTGGCTAGTGGAGAGACTAGCCGACCAGGGGTCAAGTCAGGAGAGGTTACAGGATTTAGGAGATGGGGCGAAGGCAGGTATTGCCGAAGCCTATTCACAACAGCGTGGGGATGAACCCACCGGAGGAACCAACAACCAATAAGGGGGATATATGGAAATGGAAGGACAACCAGTTCCAGAGGAAGTCGAAGCACCAGAAGTGGATGTAGCACCGGAAGCGCCGGAAGCGCCTGAAGTACAGAGTGAAGAGGGAGGGGAAGAGCCTCCCGCCTATGAGCCTAACTACACGTTTAAAGTCCACGGCGAAGAGCGTGAGTTTGACGAGTGGGCTAAGCCATTGGTCAAGGATGAGGAATCTGAGAAACAATTCCGTGAGATCATGGAAAAGGTTTACGGCATTGATCACATCAAGGAAGACCGTGAGCAGTTGCGTAGTCAGACTGAGGAGCTTCAGCAATTTCAGCAGCAGTATCAGAATTTGACTCAGCAGCTCGGGACTTTGGACAAGTTCATTCAGAATAAAAATTTTGATGCTTTTTTCCAGAAAGCCAACATTAGCGAAGACGATATATTGCAATGGGCTGCAAAAAGGTTACAATATTATGAAATGACGCCCGAACAACGCGCCGAGTACGATCGCTCTGTTCAGGCTCAGACAAACGAAATTTATTATGGTGAGCAGGCTCAGACGCTGGAACAGCAAATGCAGCAGCTGAAGTACGAGCAAACCCAGTTTAAACTTGATCAAGAACTTGCCCAGCCAGGCATTTCTGAGAGAGTTCAAGAGTACGATCAACTTAGAGGTGAACCCGGAGCATTCCGTAAAGCCGTAGAGGAGAGAGGACTTTATCATTACTACCAGTCGGGGCGAGACATACCAGTCGAGCAAGCCGTCCAGGAAGTAATGCAAATTGCAGGGATGCAAACCCAGGCGCAAAGCCCCGCGCCCCAGGCTACGCCGCAAGCACAGCCACCCCAAACACCTACTGCCCCGCCACAGGCACAAAGGAAACCAGTCATCCCAAAAGTTGGAGGAAGTGGAGCGAGTCCAGTAAAAGCGGGGGTTAAGTCTATTGCTGACCTCAAGAAGCTTGCTGCGGCGCGTTCTTAGTTTAACAGTTATCTTGAAAGGAGTAGCAAGTGGCTACTACAAGAACTTTTCAGGACATGCTCAACGAGTACTTGACCTATGATCTTCTTCGCGAAGAGTTGGTTAAGCGTGACTATGTCCTACAAAAAGTAGAGAAAGATGACGGATGGAAAGGCGGTACGCTTCCGGTTCCCTTTAAAGGTGCGGGCGCATCTTCTGTACGATTTGGTGGTTTGACTGCTTCAAACGACATCGCAGAAGACCTTTACATTCGTGGTGAGGTGACACAGTACAAAGAGTGCTGGGGATCCATGATTTTTAACTATACTGACTTGGTGCAGCATGATACCGGTCGGATCAACGAGGATACTTTTTTGCGTGTTCTTCCCGATCAGATCGAAGATTTCATGGAGTATTACAAGCAGGTTGTATCTATCCAGTTGACCACTGGTCCTAACTTTGCGACAGCAGTTGGTGACGGTCAGATTGGTGGAACAATTCAAGTGGATCGAGTTGATCGGTTTTACTTGAATCAAAAAGTGTCTTTGGACGATGATGATACGGCTGCTGCCGATTTTTACGTTATCGCTATTGACGTGAACAACGGTGTTGCTGGGTTCCCTGGTTCTGGGGAGTTGACCTTGTCTGCGACTCGTGGCGGCGCTGCTGCTGACTTGTCTGCTTACACGACTGCTGCCAACGCCAAGTTTTATCATGACGGTGTTGACGTAACAGGCGCTGATACTTTCAGCTCTTTGCGAAGTCAGTTGTTGTCTGCGGCTAACGGTGGATCAGCTAACCTGTTTGGTCAGTCCAAGCTTGCTTATCCGTTTTTGCAAGCAGTTCAGGTTGACGGTTCTGCCATGACGGCTGCCAACATTCTTGAAACCATTTTTGATGGGCACACTCAAGTTAAGACGAAAGCCAAGGGTATGGCGAACGAAGTTCTCATGTCCTGGAACCGTCTTGGTGCCTGCATGAAGGTTATCGAGAACCAAAAAGGTGATTTCAAAGTCCGTCCCGATTCTGAGGAAGCTTCTCAGTACGGTTGGATGAAGATTACCGTTGGATCTGTTTCTGGCGTTTACCTGACTCTTGTCGGTATTCAAGAGATGGACGATGACGTTATGTACTACATGGATTGGAACGCTGTGAAAATGCACAGTAACGGTCTGGTCCGTAAGCACCGTTCGCCTGATGGCAACGAGTACTATGTGGTTCGTAACACCACTGGTTACCAGTACATCATTGATATCGCCATGTTTGGTGAGTTAGTGGTGAACAAGCCAGGACACTGTGGAGTTATTCACAGCATTAGTTTCTAATTTTAAGGTGGGGCTACCAAGCCCCACTTTTTTCTCGGGGGATTTATGGCTGTAAATAGCAAAACAGCAGTATTAAGTACGCAGCGCGATGAACTGATTAAAAGTTATACGACTTTCGATATTGAAGGCCGCGTTGAGTATATTTATACCGCACCTACCGATGCAGTGAGAAACACCCCTTGCACAGTCGTTCAGTACGTTTACAACGCACCGAACTCGACGCAAATTTTGGCTATGAAAGAGGGTAAAGCGAGATGGGATGACGCTTGGGATACCGCCGCAGCGTGGGCTATTTCAAGTGAGTTACCCGCGCCTATTTAAGGGGGGCTTTTAAATGTACGCACAGCACCATAGGCATGCGATTTGGAATATCCAGCAGCATCCCTACCGGCATAATCTTGCGGAATTTGATTTTGCTAACCCTGCTTTGCCGGGTGTTACCAACGCCCAAGCGGCTTTAAACTATATAATTTCAGTTCTCTACCCCAATGCCAAGGAAGCGGTGGCGACTCCGGGTGATTTGCCTTTGGTGGGTAACGATATCAATGACTACCGTGTTGTTCTAGATGATGGTGATGGCAACGCGGCGGCTTATCGTTGGGAGCAGAGAGAGGGGGACGCGAGTCCTCAGTGGTACAAGGTCATGGACATGGATTGGTCTACGGATTCAATTCTTGCCCAGCTTTTGGATATCACATTGCCTTTGTATGTCAGTAAACAGGGGCGCACGGATATTGACGAGAATGGGGACCCGATCACTGGATTATATGCCGGACAAATTGTTTACGGTGGTGATCAGGCGAATCAAAATCTCACGCTCAATGCCAACAGTGGAGATGGGACGGGGGCCCAATCAGGATATGTTCAGATTGATAGTCAGTTTCGTCCTACGCTCAATGATACTTATGATACGGGGACCGCAACAGAAAGATGGAGAACAGGCTACTTCGCGACGTCTACTGTTATTGGAACGACTACTGTTGCGCCTGCTTCTATTACTGATACTACAGGCACTATATCTTTTGACGATGAAAATCTGGTTACAACCGGAAACATCGACGGTGGAGTTATTACGGGAACAAGTCTCGTGGCTGATGACACTGTTGATCAGCTTACCATAATTCCGGGATCTATTACTGATACAACGGGAGCCATTAGTTTTGACGATGAGAATTTATCGACGTCGGGGACTCTTGATGCGGGCCTTACCACTTTAACCACGGCTTCTGGTATAGGTGGGTCGGAGATTTCCCAATTAGTAGGGACTTCTGCTGTTGGGACAACTTCTTCTTTTTATTTGGCGCAAACTTTTACAACTGTTGGCGGCTTTTCTCTTGGCCAAATCGATTTGAATTTAAGAGATGGTGGTTCTGTTTCAGGAAACATTGTTGTCGAGGTGTGGGGAGTTTCAGGAGGCCAGCCGGATGAGACAAATGTTATAGCGACTGCTCCTGCGTTTGATACGAGTGTTCTAGGCGTTTCGTTTAACACTTACTCTTTTGTCTTCCCAGCAACACCGCTTGCTGGCGCAACACAGTATGCGATTGTTATTACAGCGGATGCGATGAGTGGAACTTTGTCGGTTGAATCTGACAACACCAATTTGTATGCGGGTGGGATATATCTATTCGCCAATTCTCCGGGCACAAACGGAACGTGGACGCCCAATGCGGGCGCGGATCTTTACTTTAACATCTATAGCGCAGTGGTCGGAGGGGTTTTAGTTTTAGACCCTAGCAACGGTGGGCAATCTGAGATCACAAGTGACACAGGCACTATTAGTTTTGCCGATGAAGATCTTGTTACAACGGGCACGGTCACAGCGGGCAGTTTAGTTGCTGGCGATTTAGCGATTGATAATTTGTTTCTTGATAACAACCGCGTTTCAATTACGAACACGAACGGAAATCTGGAATTAGCGGCTAACGGTACAGGCGTTGTGGATGTCCTCAACCCCATGACGACTTTGAGTCAAACGATCACGGGCACGGTTGGTATCAACGGCCAGCTGAATATCGACAATTTGCGGCTTGATGGAAACACGATTTCTAGTGTGAATGTTAACGGCGACGTTGTTTTGTCGCCCAACGGCAGCGGTATTCTGCAGCCTACCTCTAGCATTGTCCCCAACGGTGACAACACGCTTGATTTGGGAACATCTGCGCTGAAATTTCGAACGGGTTATTTTGCAACCAGTCTGCACAGCGGGACAAATGAGTTTTTAATGTCTGAGTTAATGGGCTTACGTTCTGCGAACTACCGAGATGCGGCAAGAACGTTGTCGGTTCAGCCTGGGGACGCTCTATTTTGGAGTGGTACGCAGTGGTTGGCGTCGGCCCCGGACACAGAGATCGATCATGGTACGGTTTCCGGCCTACTTGATGATGACCACACGCAGTATATGCTTTTGGCGGGGCGAGCAGGCGGGCAGGTTCTTAGGGGTGGTTCTAACGCGCTTGATGCGTTGACGTTAGAATCAACAAGTGATGCCACCAAAGGTTTCATTTTCGTAAGAGATGTTTTAGCTCCCGAGACAAACGCTAGTTTTGCGGTAACTTGGCAGGGAACTGATCTTGGAGATGGAGCGCATTACTTTAGAGATCTTTACACTCGAGGGGAATTGCGGGGCGCTCGGATGGAGAGCTTCACTAGCGGCACTTTGCCCGCCTCAAGCGCTCAGAATGTAGGGCGTTTTGTGTGGGCTACGGATGTGAACAAGGCTTATATTGATAATGGCTCTAGTTTTCAGGTTCTTGGGGTTTCTAAGTTTTTATCTGACACGGTGTGGAACGGTGTGGACACTACGCAAGATGTGGTTGTTTCCGCTAGTATTACGGACGCGCGCAACGCCATATGGGCTTTGCATGATAATGCGAATGACTTTGAGAGAATTTATACTAACATAAAAGCAATATCAGCTACGACCGTTCGGATAACGGTTTCGCCTGCGTTGCCAGCGGGTTCCTATCGTTTGATAGGTATAGAATAGGGGGAAGTAGATGGCTAAGATCTATGGGCAGCTCGAGCGAGCACAAATTGAATCACTGACAAGCGATCCGGCGGGTGCGAATCTTGTTGTTGGTCGTCTTTGGTTTCGTAGCGATACGGGTCGTTTTAAAGTTTACGACGGCACTTCTATTTTGGAATTTGTAGATCTTGTTGCCGCTCAAACGCTTCAGAATAAGATTCTGGACAGCGCACAGTTAAACACCCCCACTGTTCAGGGTGATACTACTTACAACCAACTAGGTTCTACTCCTGCCGTACCTGCTGCAGGCGAGCACAAGCTGTATTACAAGAATGATGGCAAGCTCTATACTTTGGACGCTGCTGGAAACGAAGTCGAAGTGGGAGCGGGGGCTTCTGGCGGAGCTAAGAACTATATTGACCCGACTTCTGCGGCGATTGACGATACAATTGGCTCATGGGAGACCGATGACGGAGTCGGTGGAGCGAGTGCTGGCTTGACCTTGAGTGTGACGAGTGTTGTGGGCGAGCTCTTGGCAGGGGATGGCTCATTAAAGCTGGTCAAGGATGCTGCGGATCGCAGTGGACAC